ATGAAAAACGGTTCGGTACCGGTACATGGTACAAAAACAGCCTCTTTTCGGCAAGATAAGCCATTAGGCGAGTCGCGCAGTAGGTCTGAAGAGTTGATCCGCGCTCGGCTGCCCAAGGGCGTAAAACTCGGCCAATTTTCCGACGGTCGTGGAAAACCTTTTTTTGTGCGTTGGGGCACGCCTCGGCGCGTCGAGTCCTTTGCTACCGAAGCCGAGCGTAATGAACGCGCCCTCGAACTGGCGGATATGCAGGTTGAGCATGGGATGCAGGTGATGCGTTTCGACCCGCGCGAGTGGGAGGAGTTTAAGCAGTGGAAGGCTCGTCGCGCGAAGTTGCGTTTAAATGCAAACCTCGGCCAAGCAGTGGAAGACTACTTGGCGGAGCGCACAAAGGAGGGGCTAGCCGCTGATAGTGTGCGCCATATTCGTTCCCACCTTGGCCGTTTCGTCGCCCATTGCGGCGAGGGGCTTGCTATGACTTATGTAAGTGCGGAGGACATTAGCGACTGGTTAACGCACTTGCACGAAAAGCAGGGTTATGAGGGGGTCACTTGTCGTCACCACCGCAAAGATTTGAATGTATTCCTGAAGTGGGCTCTACGGCGTAAGCTGATCGATGAGAATCCGTGTGAGTTGGTGCCTGCGCCGAAGGTCGAGGTGTCGGATGATGTGGCCGTCCTTAAGCTTAAAGAGGTGTGGGACTTCTTCCGCGCCAATGCGGGCGAGCGAAGCATCGGGCGGCTCGCCTTAGAGGCGTTTGGGGGGCTTCGGCATAGCTCGGCGGCGCGAGCTTCCCTAGAGGACTTGGACTTTGAAAATCGCGCGGTCACGTTACCGCGCACGAAGCACAAGTTAGGCCGCCGATTTTACGTCGATGGTTGGCCGGAGAATTTATGGGAGTGGCTGCGGGTTGCGCCAAAGTCCGGTTGGGATGTTAAGCCGCGCAGTTATGGACAGGACAAGGCATTCGCATTTGCGCGGGCCTCAGTAACGAACGAGGGCAATGTGTTTCGCCACACGTTTGCGACGATGCACTTAGCGGCGTTTAAAGATGCGCCCGCGCTAGCTGTGCTACTCACTCATCGGGACATTAATATGCTCTTGGCGCATTATCGTGGGCGAGGTGTCACGGAAGCAGTGGGCAAGGCTTTTTTTCAAATTACGCCGCAGACGGTGCAGCTTACTTGGGCACAGTTTGCTAAACGATGCGGGGTTAGTCCGTAGGGGTTTTCGTGCCCGCCCGCCGATACTTGCCCTGCTTGACCTCGCCTAGTCTCACGTCACAATCATCCTATAAACGCACGATGCCCAAAGCCATTTCAGCCCCTCTTCCGCACGTCCAAGCCCACGCAGAGCCGAGTGCCCGCGAGCGCACGCGGGCGGCCAAGCCGTTCTCGCGCACAGAATCCGCCGACGTTCGTGTCGCCGCGCTCGAAGGTCGCTGGGAAGCGACTGTTCCTACGCTGGCGACTATTGCTGACCTGCGCGGCGTAGAAAACCGCCTCATTGTGTGGATCTTAGGTGCAGCCGGAACTCTGCTACTTTCCCTCTTAGGAATCTTTTTTGCTGGTTATAATTCGCTCAATTCGCGGATTGACTCAGCAGTCGCCGAACTACGCACAGAGACTCGCTCTTCAATTGCCGAACTACGCACAGAGACTCGCTCTTCAATTGCCGAGCTTCGTGCGGAGATGCGTGAGACTAATGCCCGTATGGACGCAAAGCTCGATGCGTTGATGGCGGAGTTGCGCAGCCAGCGCAGCGACTCGCGCTAGTCCTTGTCCGACCATTTCGAGGATGTGCTCGCAATGGTCGGTTTGTGCCGCTTCGCCTCGCTTGACCGCGCCTAGGCACACGTCACAGTCTGTTATAAACCCACGATGCCTAAAACAATCGCAGCTCCCTTTCCACACGCCCAAGCCCACGCCGAGCCCCGTGCCCGCGAGCACACGCGTACGGCCAAGCCGTTCGAGCGCACTGAACGCATTGATGCCCGTGTGTCCGCACTCGAAGCCCGCTGGGAAGCGACCGTTCCTACGCTCGCAACCATCGCCGATTTACGCGGCGTAGAAAACCGGCTTATCAGATGGGTCTTGGGCGCAGCCGCTGGGCTGCTGCTTGCTCTCCTTGGCATAGTCAGCAGCACCAATGCCCGCTTTGATTCAGTCAATGCGCGGATTGATTCGGTAGCCGCAGAGCTTCGTGCGGAGATCCGCGAGACCAATGCGCGTATGGAGGCGCGTTTTGAGAGGATGGACGCGAAGTTTGAGCGTATGGACGCGAAGTTTGATGCGTTGATGGCGGAGTTGCGCAGTCAGCGCAGCGACTCGCGCTAGTTATTTTCCGACCCCTTCGAGGCTTCCCTCGAAAGGGTGTTACGGTCGCAAGCTTTCCATCATTGCTCTGTGTGCGCGTTTGGCGAGTTCTTCGCCGGTGAGTTGCTTGTGTCCTGTGATTTGGCGTTCGAGGATGTTGTAGCGTGGTTTGTGTCGGGTGCGCCATGCGGGGGGAGTGTTTGCGCTTGGGAATAGTTGGGTTTCGTAGCCGCGTAGGCTGTTCATTTTCGCGTAGTGGATATAGGCGCGTTCGAGTTGCCGTTTTTCAAATGGGCTTAAACTCGCGACGAATTCCCTGCGGTGCTCTTTTTTGATTTCGCTTAGGGGGTCTTGGCGTTTGATACTTTCCCGCAGACGCTCGGCAGTGTAGCCGAATTCCAGTAGCCGGTCGTAAAAGCGCATGGCGTTCTTTACGTCGCCTTTGTAGATAGCGCGTCAATAATTCCTGAGCACTTGCATTTCCGGCGAGTTGTAGTCGCTACTGCCTCGACTTTTGCCGGTGCGTCGTTCGTTCCAGTCGGCGGCTTTGTCTTTGATTGCATAAAAACTCCACGAGGCCGCGTCGCGTTTGCGCACCTGCAATATCAACTGCTGTACCCAGTCACCCAAATCGCGTGGTGCGAGGTAATCTTTGTCCAATACACGTCGTATCATGTCGGCAGTGAAGCCGTCGGTCATCTGGCTAAGAATGTTCCACTTCAAATCATAGGCCGGAATGGTGCGTTGGTCGGTGATGTCGGGGAAGGTGCTCTTGTGGCTAGCGAGTGTGTATCCTGCTTTGACTACCGGGCCGATGCCGCCCGCGAGGTTATTGATGAGGTCGGGGAGGAATTGGGTCGAGTAGTGTTCGACTGCTTTAGCCAAGGTCGTGCGTCCCTTCATTAGGTCTGCGCCGAGCCGGAACAGGTCGTCGCCGCCGAACCATTTCATGACGTCGCCTAGGGCGGTCGACGCGTAGATGACGCGGGCGCGTCCGTCTTTATCGCGACCTAGATTAATATGGAAGCGTCTGCGGTCGGCTTCGCTGAGTTCGTCTTCAATTTCCCCGTTGGCGCCGGAGTTGTTCCACATGGCGACTGCGAGATAAGGCAGCAGCAAGCGGCCCGCTGTGTAAGCGGCGACGCGGCGGGTAAACGTTGCCGCCAATACACCGGCAGCGCGTGCGCCTGCTTTGCGGGCGTCGGCTTGGCTCATCTCGCCCGCGAGGGCCATGTCGCGCAGATTTCTGAAGAGGTTAGCGTGGTAGCGAAAGTTGATTTCGATCCACGAGTAGAAGGGGATCATCATCTTGCGTAGGGCTTGGCCGGATACGCTGATGGTGTCGTAGTCGCCAAAGGTCGCTAAACTTATCTCCGCCGCGCGGACGGTGTCCGCAGCCAATTTTTGCACATCCTCGTTGCGGATGTGTCCTTCGGCATTTGTGGCTTTCTCCCCCACGATTGCCTTAATCGTGTTGAGGTGATCTTCAGTCACGACCAGTGCCTCAATGTCCTTGTGATACGCGCCCGCATAGACGGGGCGTGCGCCGTTTCGCATGCGGTCAAGGTCGGCCTTGAACTTGGCGTAGCGGAAGGTCGCTTCGCGCAGTTGGGATAGTTCGATTGTGCTGCGACCGTTGGCGAGGAACAGCGTGCTTGCGGCCTTGGCGATGTCGCGAAGTCGTTCGGGTCGGGCCTTGAGTGCGGCGAATTGTTTGAGCTGCGGGAGGTCTCCGGCTTCGCGAATCGTCACCGACTGCATGACGCCGAGTGCCTTAGCGATTCGCGCCTCAACCGTTGGCGGGCGTTCTGGGTTTTCCGCAAACAAATCCATCACTTCTCTCAGCGAGCTTGGCAGGTATTTAAACACTTCTGGGTCTGCGCTGAAGAGCTTTTCGAGGTCACTCGTAGTGTTATTGTATTCGTAGCGGATGTAGTTCCACGGGCTGAATAGGATGTGCTTTTTCCACAAGTTTTGCGCGGCCTCGAGTGAGCGCACGAGTCCGCTGCCTAGGTCGCTCCCCTCGTAGCGGCTTTCGCGGTCAATCATGGCCTCTAGGGCTTGGGCGACCTTTTCGGGGATGATCCATTCTTCCTTGGCGGTGGGAGTGAGGGCTTCGCGGATGTCGCTGGGGAGCAGTTGGACTTGGGTGATTCCGGCTTTCGCTAGCTCGGTTTGCAGGTCGCCGTCGCCCAAGCCCACGCCGAGACGCTTGGCGAGTTTCTCCCGACTGACTATCGCCTCGCTGTGTAGGTGTAGCCGGTCATCGGGAGTCCACTTCACATAGCCACTGTGTTTGTATTCTTCGTCGAATACATCCTGCCAGCCTACGCGCTCGCCGCGTTCTTCGGAGAGTTCCTTGGCGCGTTCACGCAGCTCGGGTAGCTTGTCGTATTGGTTTTTAATCAAGTCGCGCACAAGGTCAGCGCGGGAGTTGTGCGCGTAGACTGCCGAGAGGTGCAGGGCCATTGCGGCGGCGTAGTCGGTCTCGATTGGCGCGGTGGAGCCTTTGGGCTCGATTAGGTATTTGCGCAGTTCCGCAGCGGTATCGAGCCGCACGCGGGCGAGCTTGGCCGGGTGCTTATCGTTTATAATGTGGTGCGGGAAGTAGTAAGGATTGGTCGGGACGGCCTTCAGTTCGGGGAAGCGGCGTTCGAGCTCGGCCCATGTTTCGGCGACCAGTTCGAGGTGCGATTGCACAGCGCGGTTGATTGCTTGGGCTTGCGGGTGCGCAGTCGCCAGGGCTTGGAGGCGTGCGGCCTCGGCCTTGGCCGCTTCGAGGGTAATCCCGTCGGGAAGCGCGAGCGGTTGGCCGGTTTTCTCGTCTTTGAGGTTTTCGGCACGCCACACGTAGTCTTCGGCCAAGACCAGTTTGTTAAACAGGTGGTAGGGCAGCCCCTCGACTTGCGCGTTGAGCTGCACGACTTGGGCATGCAGGCGCGCAAGCTCCGCTGCGTTCTTGGCTTGGACGTCGGGCTTACCTTCGCCTGCTTGTTCTAGTTTGCGGATGCGTTGTTGGGTGAGCCCTAGCTTGCGGTAGGTGTCCGCCTCTTGTTTGCCCATGCCTGCATCGAGCAGCGGCTTTACGATGCGGCCTAGGATTTCTTGGACGCGGGCTTGGTTCTTCGGCGTGGCGCGTTTGATCGTTTTGTAGAACTGGCGCAGCGGCGCGTAGAACTGGTCGCGCGGCGAGACCTCGGGCACGAAATTGCGGAAGCCCTTAATGAAATCAGTAAGCCACTGCCACACCGTTTGCCCGGGCTTGGGCGGGATGTTCGTATGGCCCAAAAGCGGCGGCACGACCGAGTGCTCGCGCCCTTCGTTCAGGTCAGTGACCTGTGCCTTATTGGGCGCAGTGTCGTTGCCACTGCGTCCTTCGGCATGCGCATCGGCTGACTTGACGCCGTCAAGCAACTCACTCAGGGTATGCGAGTCGTCGGAGAGACGAGGTGCCGCCTCTGGTTTGTCTGGAATCGCGTCCCTGTCTCTCGCGACGGCCTCTTCTAGGGCAGAGAAGTTGGTGTCGTAGTAGATCTCGCCGTTGACCGATTCACGCACGACGAGCTTCGCGTAAAGCTCCTGTTTGCCGAAAGCGACCTTTGCGCCGTAGTAGTGCCAAGCCTTGATTGAGTCGGTGTGGTCTACGGGGACGTGGGGCAAACTGGCGATAGGCACGGCCTTCTCTAGCACCTCTCTGATTGAGGGAAATAGGTCGAGTAGCTGACGATTCGCACTATGGCTGCGAACCTTCTTAAAGCCCACTGTGGTTAGCTCGACTAAGCGACCATCGCGCATCCGAACAGGGCCTTTATCGGCAGCTTCTTCGTAAGCTTTGTGCGCGGCTTCGCGCAGTGGCTTACCGGTAAGTGTGGGGTCTAGTCCAGAGATGGACACGGGGGACATGGCCAACAACTCAGCGCGTGCCTGTGCTCTTTGCGAGGCGTCATTATTGACTTGGGCGAACGTATCTGCGACAGGAGTAGCACTCCCGTCGTCGCTTTGGGCGTAGGACGGCACGGTAGCAGTGATGCTACTTAAATCCCTCGCGGCGGGATACTCCCTTGCGAGTGTGCGCCTAAGTGCCTGTGCGTGTTTCTCGGCGAAGGTGTTGCCGCGTGCGGCTTCTCGTTGCGCCTCTTTGAGGTCTTTTTCGAGGATGCGTTTACGGGTAGCGCGTGCGTCTACGACTTGGCCGTCGGCGAGTTGCGGGTGCTCTTTACGCCAGCCTGCGTGTGCCTCGTCGATAGCCATGCGCTTCTCATTGCGCTCTCCTAGGAGTTGCCGGTGCTCGGCCTTTTCGCGGCGACCTTGTGCATCCTTTAACTCGTCGATTCGGGTAGTTCAGTTCCTCCAGTTCGTGAAGGTTGCGCGCGAGGCGTTGTTCGTCGCTGAGCAGCTTCGGCGTATCATCGGCCTTGCGGGCGAAGTCGGCGCGGACTTGGTCGGTCTTGACTTCGGCGGGCCGCTCGACCACGGTGAGGCCATTCCCGCTATCGTCTTGGACGTTGGGATTGAGGGTTGAGAGGATACTTTCAGCACCAATCGTAGCGGGATATTTTCTGGCGGAGACGGCGGCCAGTTCTCCTCTTCCGCTTCGGATTTCCTCAAGGTAGAGGGTCGAGCCATCCGGCATGTGCTTGAGGTAAACAATCTGATCCTTGTTCAGAGTGTTCTTCGAGCCGAACGCGACCTTATCGGCGGTTTGAACGAGCTGCGGAAGTTCCAGTAAGTCGGCATCGGTTAGGGCGATTTGCCCGCGCTTGGCCTCTGCCTTGGCGTTGTAGTGATTCTTAATGATGTGCCTTACTGCTGAGCCGTCGAGCGTGTGCTTATAGCCTCGTATATCGAAGCCCTTCTGTGCGGCAGCCTCAACCACCCAGTCGGCGACGGGCCCTAGGTCTGCCTTTTCGGGGGCGTGGCCGCTCTTGTGTTTGGCTGCGTCGATGACGTGCTGAATTTGGCGGACAGTGTCCGCTGCCATATTGGGTGCAGCGCGGTCGTTCGACCGATTTTCTATGCCGCTGCGTCCCCTTGCTGCCGCGACCGTTTGAGGCATTGCGACCGTAGTATTTCTAGAGGGAGCGGCCTGTGCAAAGCGTGCGTCGGTGAGGAAGCTCCTAAAGTCGATATTGTAACGCTTGGTGCGGGTGAAGGCGCGTTGGAGTAGGTCGATAGCGTCTTGGAGGAACTTTCTAAACTCGGCGTAGAGCTGGGCCAAGAGCCCTCGGTCGCCTGCGATTGCCCACTTCTCGCGTTTGCTCGCCCACAGGTTGTTTTCATAGGCCAGCCGCTCGGCCCAGTATTCTTGCCAGTTGGTTGCTACCCCCTTGCGTAGCTCGACCTTGTCGTGCTTCATTTGTGCGAGCCAGCCGTCACTTGCCTTTAAGTCGCGCTGCCACTCGCGGAAGAGGAATTCTTTGCGATCGGTCTCTAGAGTATTTACCCATGCGTGGGCGGACTCGTGTAGGACGTCGCGGCGCAGCCGCTCGTCCATGAGGCCGTTCTTATCGGCGCGAAGGTTTTGTTGCAGGAACCACAGGATGCGCTTGCGCCCGTTGACGATCTGCGCCGCCTGTTCTTTGCCGTCTACTTGCCAAGGGCGCACGCCTACCTCGGGCGAAAACAGCGAGTCATAGTCGCCGACCAGTGCTTGGTAGCGCATCATCAGCGCGGGCGCGATTCGCTTAAGACGATTCTCGAAATCGGCAGCGATTATCGGCGATTGCTCGGTTTGGCCGCGTAGGGTTTTCGCATCTGCTTCGAGCTGACGTTCTCGGGTAAAGTCAATCCGCACAGGCCGGTCATTGACAGAGCGTGGAGCCTGAACAACTGTGGGCGCACTCCCGCTATCGCTTTGGGCGTAAGTAGGCACAGCAGTCCTTAACAGACTGCCTAAATCCTGCGTAGCGGGATGCTTGCGTAATGAGGTTGCCGCGAACTCTTCGCGCCCTGTGCGCACCTCTTGCACGTAGAGGACGTTTCCATCGGGCATCTGTTTAACGTAAACAACCGCGTCTTTGTGCCCAGCGGTCTTGTTGCCTAAAACGATTAAGTCGGGAGCGGCGACTACTTGCGGGATGCTTTTAATATCGGCATCAGTGACTGCTATTTGACCGCGACTTGCTTCCGAGTTTACCTGTCCGTGCTCTCTGAGGATGTGCCGCACAGCGGAGTCGTCGATTGTGTGCACATAGCCAGACACATCCTTTTTGAGGACATTGCTCACCTCCTCAGCGACCCAGCCTGTAACCTTTCCTACGGTTGCTTTCTTGAAAGTATCCCCTGGCTGTTTGGCTGCATCAATGACCTGTTGAATCTGTGTGACCGCGTCGCCTTGAGCCTCCCATGCACGCGCAAAGTCTACGCTTCCCTGCGCGTGAGCTGCGGAGCGGCGTTCGTTTAGCCATGCGTTTAACTTCGGAAGTTTATTCAACTCCTCGGCGGTTAATACATGCGTGGCTAAATCATTTATCCGTCCGCGCCCGATGGTGTCGCCGATGAAGTTTTTACCGTGCAAGTCGCCCAGTAGCACGTCTTGGCCTGCGATATGCGAATAATACAAGGGGCTGCGCATATCGATACGCGGCAACACTTCGGACGGCACTTCTTGTAAATGTGCCTTTATAATGGCTTGCGCACGGTCAAACGGCGACGGCTCGGCACTTGCCGTGTCCTGCGCCCGTCGCCCGCGCGGCTGCTTAACCACGATCTCGCCTTGTTCAGTGCGGCCTACGATTTCAGTGGGTGTGCCGCCTAGGTCATTTATTGCCCACGTCTTTTCTATAATGTCGGGGAACTGGCCGGTGTCTGTGCCGACCATTCCCTCCTCAATAGCGAGCCGGATACCGATGCTCGCATCGTCAGACCTACCAAACTCGTAGACTTTATAAACAACGCCTTGCTCTGCGTCTTCATAAACGAAAGCCTCAACTCCTCGCCCAATTTCCGGTAAGACTTGGCCGGTCTTTGTATTTACGAGGCCGCCGCTTGGGAGTCGGCGGATGGGAAGTATCTTTCCCAAATCGCGTGATTGCGAGCTACCCACTTCTCGCGCTCCTCTGGCGTCTGGCTTAGAAATAGATGCAGCCAACGATCTGACGCGTCCAGCGAGTTGTATGGCTTGCGCAGCAGTGACTCGGCTTCCTGTAATGAAAGACCGCTCTCCTGTAAATGGATCGGGTGTATCGGCTTTTGAGTCGTGCGGTAGTCTATCATCGCTAGCGGTGGGTTGTGCCTGACCAGTAGTGTCTTTCCTCGCGAAATCAATCTTTGGTTCGGGCAGGATGCGTTCGCCCGCCAGCGCACGCTTGGTGAATTCGATAACATCGTCGGGCGTTTGGATTTGGTTAAACCCTTCGCCGCGCAGTTTTTCCGCAGTGCGGTCGAGGCTACCCTGTTTAGAGTCAAAGAGCTGCTGCCTAGTCCCAAAGTTGACTTGCTCGTTTCGCAGCGAGTCGAGCTCACCCTGAAGTCCACGCCCGCTGTCGTCGCGCGTCGGCAACTTTACGCGGCGAAGCACGGTGAGCAGGTCGTCCTCATCGGTCGTGGGGACCAGTGCCTGTTTTTCTCTGCGCTCCCATTCGCGCGTTACGCGGTCGAGCTGCGCTTGCGCTTCCGGCCCCGCACCATCGGCCACTGCCTCGCCAAGCGAAAGCCCCAGCTCGGCCAAGTCATCGTCGGAAAGATTCTCCAGCTTCTGTTTACCGTCCTGTTTAATCGCCCGCTTCTCCTCGCGGATGCGGGCCTTGCGCTCCTGTGCCTCGCGCTCGGCTTGGGCTTTTGCGTCCGCCACGCGCAGTGCGGCCGCAGCGTTTTCCTCCTGCTGCAATCGCTCATGGATGGGCTTTAAGTCACGGATAAGCGCCAGAGCCTCGTTCTGTTGCGCGAGGGGTAGGTCGATAGACTTGTCATCCACATACGCGCGAAGTGTGGTCACTACGCCCTTTACCTCTGCGGGATTGGGTGCGACCGCATCGAGGAGCTGGCGGGCCTGCGCGAGGTAGCCCTCAAACGCTTCGCGCCTAGCCTTGGCGGCCTCCACGCGCTCCTCGCGTGCCTGTTGCTCGGCCTCAATGGCGGCACGCTGCGCATCGCTTTGCACACGCGCAGAAGCCAATACTTCAGCCAAGTTCTTAACCTCTTTGGGCTGCAACTCTGGCGCGGGGGCATCGGTTTTCTCGGCGTCGATGCGGTTAAGCTGCTTAGCCAAGCTGCGGTTCATCCGGTCAACGACTCGCTCGTCAGGATTTTCGACACCCACTTTTCCGAGCGCATCGACCTTCTCGTTATAGCCTAGGGAGAGCTTCCCTGCGCGGCCCGCGCCAGCGGCGGTGCCGCCCACGATTGCGCCGATGAGGGCGGAGTGGTAAACATCGTCATCGACCTTACGCTCGGGGTCGTAGCCGGTGAAGACGCTCGCATTCCAGTTTTGCCAGACCTGTTGTGCCCCTTCGGTCGCGCCCTCGCTCAGCGCGGAGGCGGCGGCAGTCTTGAGGATGTCGCGCACCTTTATCTTGCCCTTAAGGGGTTTGAGGATGCGGCCTACGATTAGCTTATCGCCCAGAAATTCGAGGCCAGCGGCGGGGGCATTTTTAAGGCCCGCCTCGTGCGCCTTGGCCGCGTCTGCGCCATGCGCGAGTGCATCGTCATAGCCCTCTTGGTAGAGCTGCCCCACAGCCTGTGCGGCGAGCGCAACTTGTCCGGCATAGGGAACCGCCGCCACTGGCAGCGTGCCTGCCATTTGACCGAGCCCACGCGCGACACCGCCCATGATTGAGCCTTCGCGCTCCGGCGAGACCGGCATGGACTCCTCGACCCAGTCGCGGAACTGCCCCGCCTTGTCGGCGACTTTGTTAAACCCGCCGCGAGTCTTGCGCTCTACCCAGTTGCTCATCGCGCGGTTGAGCGTGGCCGTGTTGCGATACTGCTTTCCCAGCCAGTTATCGCCCACCTTATCGGCGGCCCAGTCCTGCAAGCCCGCCGTCAAGTGGTTGCCCCATGTGAGGGTCTTGGGTGCGAGGTTTGCGCCTAGCCGCGCCACACCCTGTAGACCCATCGCTAGCCCATCGCCAGCGAAACCCTTTGCTCCCAGCCGCGCCATATCGCCCGCCCAACTATTGGTGGAGGTGTCGGGCTTAGTTGGTGGGGGAGGGGCGTGCGTAGCAGCCGGTTGCGGCAGGTAAGGAGCATGTTGCTTAAGCAGCTCCATGATCTCCTCGTGCGAGAGAAACTGCGAGGTCGGCAGGATAGCAGGGATACCGTTCGGCAATGCTTCTTGGGTGCGCATGGGGCGTAGGGGCAGAGGGGCTTAGTATTGGGCTTGGGCAAGGGCATCTAGCCGTTCGGCGCGCCTCCTAAGCTCTCGCTCTTCGGCTTCGAGTTGTGCGGCGCGGTGCTTGGCGCGGTCGGCTTTGTTGGCTGCGCGAGCCTCTTTGAGGGTGCTCACGCTTGCATCCCACGCAGGCTTCATCGCGCTACCCGCAGCAACAAGGGGCTCTGCGCCCATTTTTAGGAAATCAATAGCCTGCTGTTGCGCGTAGTTACGTTCGGAGGGTTTACGCTGCGCATTTTGGACAGCCCGATGATAAGCACGGTCTTTCTTGGCCTCATTGTATTGATTCTTAACCGCTTTGCCTATGCTTGTATCGCCAAGCCACTGCAGAGGGGCCTTGGAAAGTGAGGATATACCGTCACTGAGTTGTCCTGCCCGTGCCCACAGCCCCGGCCCATGCGCCGCTTCGGGATTGGGCTGTAAATCTGGTGCAGAGGTTTGACCTGTTGGCGCAGCCGCTTGTATTGCCGTGGGCGGGGAGGCTGGAGTGTTTGGAGCGGCGACGGGAACAGCCTGTCCAGCACCAGTGCCCACGTTTGATGTGCCTGTCGTTCCCCCGCTTGCATTGGGGAAGATAGACATAGTCTGACTCATCGGCATAAACACTGGATTACCCTTTTCATCGGTTCCCCAGCCGTATTGCGCCGTGCCGATTGGCTGGTTGTTTACCTGCTGCTTGCGCAGCTCGTGCTCCATCATCGCTAAGTCGAGTTTACCTAAATCAATCTTCTGTCCGTGCTGCGAAGTGGCATGCCGCGCAGCCGCCCCTTCGGCGTAGCGATCGCTCTCAACCTTATCCTTCACACTCTGATTAATGATGTCGTCGAGGTAGCGGTTGTTATCGCGGTCAAAGATCGCCCTCCAGCGTTCAGAGTCCTCATCCATCCGCTTAATCTGTCGCGCCTGCATGGCCTTCTGGAGTGCGAGTTGTTCGCTCCTCCACTTTTCTTCGCGCTCGCGCATAGCTGCTTCTAAAATCTGCTGCTCCTTATACCGCTTGTTATCGCGTATTGAGTCTGTGATACGATTTGCCTGCCCCATTAGCATTGCCCATTCATTTTGTGTCATAGTGCTCGTTGTCTCCCCTGTGTTAGTGTGTTGTAGTTTACTGCGACTGATAGAAATCATCCCCTACTGGAGGCATAGCCCGCGCCTGCACCGATTACCCCGCCTGCTACTGCGCCCCACGGGCCGCCCATTGAGCCGCCCATTTGTGCTCCCGACATCCCCCCTCCGAGCATCGCTGCCCACGGGCTTTGCTTGTTTTGCGCTGCGCTAAATTGGGTCTGCCAGACATTGCCTGCATGAGCTACGCCAGCAGCACCGGCATTCGGGTTCACATACGAGAACCCATTGCTAGAACCTATGCCCACGGGGTTGAGGTTTGGCCCGCCCACCTGTGTCGCGCTAAAGTTTGGCGTTTGCGGGGTCAGCATTCCTTGAGGCCCATATTGCGGCATGAGGGGGTTGACTGCGCCCGCCGCGCCGAAGCGCGGCGCGACGTCGCTTCCCTGAAGAATCCCCAGTGCGGTTTGCCGCCGCTGTTGTTGTAGGTCGGTGCCCATCTGCGTCGCCATGCGACCCTCATCGTAGGCTGCGCCTGCACCTAGGATATTGCCGCGTGCGGCTTGGGCTCCACGCACGTTTTGCTGCATGGCCTCCAGTTGTTCGGGCGTGAGATTCGCACCTGCGTCGAGGTCTTCGTTAGCGGCAGCGATTAGCCGCTGTTGCAGCGCGTAACGCTCGGGGTCGCTCTCCTTAAACGACTCCAAACTTTTGAGCATGGCTTGGTGTTGCGCCTCTAAGCCCGCCTCGTTTGCGGCGGGCAGCAGCTCGTTTTGCAAATCCGCGATTTGCCGCGTGCCTATCTCGCCAAGCCGTAGGTTATCAAGAAACGACAACTCGTTTTCCTGTCGCTGCAACTCGCCGAACTTGGGCATATACTCCAAGTTCATGTCGAACTCGCTGCGCATACCCGATTTGCTCGCATCCAGTGCGGCATCGTAGGCTTGCCGCTGCGCGTCGAGGTTGAGCTGGTTATACTTGGGCAGTAAGTCGAGCAGGTCATTGTATTCACCCCGCGTGAGCTCGCGCTGAATGTCTGCTCCGCTGCGTAAGAGTCGTTCGTTGCGGGCAATGTCTAGCTCGTCGAGCTTGGCGTCGCCGAGCCCCGAGAAGTCGTAGTTTTTACCCGTCTTCGGGTCAGTGTAGTTTAGCCCCAGCCGCGCGGCTCGCTCGGCCCAGAGTTGGAGTGGGAGCATCTCGATAGAGGCTTCTATGCCCTCGCGGTTGGCCTTCGCGTAGTCGGGTGCTGCGGGTGCTTTGGGTGAACTCATGGTAATTGGTCTCCTGTGTAGTGATTTAGAAAATACGTTAGGTGCTCTCCGCGTGCATGCTTCCGGCGAATGCGGTCGCTTGAATCTTTCGCAGTGAGAGCTTCCCCGCTTTGGCACGGCAACGGACGGCTAGCTCGCGAAACCGCCCCATGTGCATCAGCGTTCCATTTACTTTTATCCGCTCCCAAGTCGGCGGAAACTGGATGGGAAAGGTGAAGGGAAATTGTAGCCCCTCGGCTAGGCCGCTATCGGCGGTGAGGACGGGCTGTTCGTCAGTCTCTCCATCGCGAATCGCGTGGAGCTCCACGCGCCCGCGAGAGCGGTTAAACTCGGCTTCGATTGTGAACCCCTGCTTCCAGAGTGATTCATCGCCAAACGAGAAACTACGCGTGACAATCTCGGTTTCGTATTCGCCGCTTGGGCTATCCATGTAAGTCGCGATTGATTCATCGACCTCGCGCACATGGTCGAGCCACTGGTAGCAGCGGTCGCCTATCGCGAGGTTTAGCCGCTGCACTCCGCCGACATACGAGCGACACCAGTGCGAGACCCCGCCTGACCACGCGCCCGTCCAAGTGCCTAGCCAGCGCGGAGCACCGGCGACTAGGCGCACGGGCAGAACGACCGCACCCGCACTGCCCAGCGGCAGCGACATAAAGAACACATCGTTATAAAAAGTGCAGGACACTTCAGCGAGTCGCGACTCATCGACCTGCGAAATGACATCTGAGAGAGGGTATGAAATCGCGGGCGACACCTCTGTATCTTGCCCTTCGAGCACACGCGCCAAACTGCGCAACCCGTGGTCGCTGTAGAACCACAAGTCCTTGCCGACCTTCGCAAAGGCCCTCGGCCCCACGCAGCCGATAGACTTAGACGCCGTGTCGATTTGGAACGCGCTCGGGCTGCCCGCAGCAGGGTTAATGTCCACGAGGTAAACGCTGCTGCGCTTGAAGACGACGAGCAGCGTATTCGTCCACAGCGTCATTCCCGTGATCGGGTCGCCATCGCCCGCGCCCACGCGGATACTATTCACCCCGCTCCACTTATCCTCTTCTAAAAAATTCGAGAACCACACGGTATCGGGAAACTCCGCCGAGCCCGCCGCGATTAGCCGGTTGGTTGCGTGAAGGAGTAACGGGCAAGCGAGCGCGTCGGTGTAGTCGCTCTGCATCGTTGACCAGTTAACCCCATCCCAAGTGCGGATGCCCTCTCCATTACTGATGAACAGCGTGTTGTTGCCCTGCACGATAGAGCAGTGCCCCGAGTCGGGCGCGGGAGTCCACGAAGCAGTCGTCCACCCCGTGCATGGCAGCCACACCTGAGAAGGACTTCCTCCGTGCATTTCGACACCGCCCGCGTGCACGCGCACGAGTCTTTCGATTCCCGCGACGTCGAAGTAGCCTAGGCCCTTAATGCGCCAGCCTCCCGTGGGCCAGCCGAGCAGTTGAGAGCCGCGCCGCGTGACGACGTCGCCCAGCCGCAGAATGTCGCAATTAACCATCCGCTGGCACTCGTTGGGAGCGAGACGGTGTGCGGGCAGAAACGAGTTTTGGCCTCCGCCAAAGTCCAGTTGCCCATCGGGAATCGGCGGCTGGTTGCCGCCCATGACTTGCAAACGCGGCATCGTTATATCCCCCCATGAAGCGAATCGTATTCGCCGACTTCAGAACCCCACACATGAGGAACCAATCGCTGTTGCTGTGCTTCTTGGTAGAACTCCGCGCGCTTGAGATGCTCGACTAGGGCGACGGCTTCGCTGCGCTTCTCGTTAGCGTCCCCAGTTTGGCGCAGCCACTCGTAGACATCGGCCAGCACGAAGGCTTCGAGCGGGAGGTCTAGCCCGTCGAAGGCCGTCTCGTCGCCGTCCGCCCGCAGCGGTGCGACTGTCCGCTTGGCGAGAATGACAAGCCGCGTGTCCTCCTTCGGCGTCTCAAGAAGTCGGATACGCCGGTAGCGGCGCACGTATTCGCCGCCGTGCAGAGAGCCGATTTGCTCCCCATCGCCCGCGCGCTTGATTAGCACATCGCCCTGCGTTTGCGGCTTGGTGATCGAGAAGACCACGTCGAAGTGCGCATTCGTAACGACTGGCGAAGTGCCGGTTAGAGCAAGTTCTTCCCAGCGTCTCTCGCCGCTCCACTCGCCCTCGATAAAGACCGCCACGCTTACATCACTTGGGCTTGTGGACTCGATGCTGAGCTGCTGCCCCAGCGGTGGAGTCCGCGTGGACACACTCGGCAACTCATGAAACATCGTCGGCGTGCCGATATTCTTCCAGACGCTCGGGGCGGTCATAAACAAGTAGCACGCATCAGCAGGCATGATGTTTGCGTCGTCCGTGCGAAGCGCGACTAGCGTCGAGACCTGCGGCGGCAGGATAACCTCTGGCGCGCCCGCTTTGGCGGTTATCGAGTAGAGATTAAGCAGCTCGCGCCAAAGCCCCATACGGCACAGCATGGAGTGCCGCCGCTCGGCGTAACGCTTGATGAGTTTTAAGGTTTTCTGGTCGGTCATATTGACCTTTTCGCCGACCAGTTGGGCGAGTTCTGCTAACGTCATAGTGGGGATATGTATTGGGGATTTCGTTACGTCATTAGAGATGACGGCTCGGCGGCTCGCGCCGTCCTGCGCACGTCATCAGGCAGGCCACGCCGGAATCTTGAAATTTTGCCCATTTTGCGCCCTGATAATCAGCGTCGCCGGTGCAGTAATCGTGACGTTTACCGAGCCTCCGCCGCCCGGCCCAGAGCTCCAGCCCGAGCCCGCCATATTCAGCGACGGCCCCGGCCCATTGCCCAGTTGCAGATCTCGCCCGCTTTCGATTTGCACCGTGCCATCGTTGAGTAAGTTGAGCGTCCGGCGCCGCTCCGTATTATTCGCATTGCGATGAATAAAATGCAGGTGCCCGCCGTGGTAAATCGCCTGCATACAACGCTCGTTAATCGGGCCTTCAGTTCGCAGCCAAGTGACCGCACAAGCTCCGTCTCCGTTTAATGTTACATTCTTAAACCCGACATCATTATTTCCCCCCAGCCCCAGATTATTGCGCAGCGCGGCTTTATTGCTATGCAGCTTCTCCGACGTCACCGCGCCATTGGCTAACTTCGCAGTGTGGATTGCCCCGTTGGCGATTTCGCCTTCCATAATCGTTCCTAGGATAATCTTTTCTTTGCCAATCGTGCGGTCGGCGATCTTCGCGCCCGTGATTGCGCCATCTGCGAGCTTCGCAGTCGTAATCGCGCCATCCGCTGGAGTGAAGTCCACGTCATCGGCGAACTTTTCTGGTGTGACCGATTTCTCTGCGAGCTTGTCGGCATGTGACCGCTCCATCAGCCAGCTTTGGTTCAGTCACCGCTGCATCGGCAATCTTCGATGTATCCACCGAGTTACTGCCCAGCCGCGATTGCGTGACTGCGCCGACCTTGATTTGAGGAAAGCCCACGCTTGCAGCGGCGAGCTTCTCTTCGGTTACGGCATCCTCTGCCAGCTTTGCGGTCGTAACGCTCGCGTCTGCGAGTTTGCCGGTCGCTACTGCGGCCTCGGCCAGCCGGTCAGCGGTCACTGCGCCCAGTTGCAGCTTCTCGGTCGTTACGGCCTTGTCTGCGAGCTTGGCAGTCGCGACTGCGCCGTCTGCTAGTTTGCCCGTCGTCACCGCTTGCGGTTTGACGGACAGCTCGCCGAAGACAGCGTTTAAGTCGGTATGCGTGTAGACCCGTGGTGTGGGTTCAAAGTTGGGAAGGTTGGTTAAGTCGCCCATGATATTGTGTAGTGTTAATTGTGTTACGGACTTAGAGTGATTCTCTGCATGCGCGTTCAGTCCTCACGCCATACAGCCTTAATTTTGTTCGCCCTTGCACGGCTGACCCGCAGCTCGCCCTTCTCTTCGAGTTTACGGTAGCCGCCCAAGACCTGCTCGGCCTGTAGCGACGGTCGATTACTGTTGAGCCGTGGAAGTGGAGTCCCCGGCTCGTAGATGCGTTCAAGATGCGGAAACGAATCGCGCTCGTTTATGCTGACCATAATCCGCGACACTTCGCCCGTGTGCTTATCGCGATAGCTGTAGAAAGGCATTTTAGCGGCCCTCCTTTCGCATCGTCGCCAGCTCCTCGCGCATCAGTTTTACATTCTCCTCGATGCGAATCAGCGTATCGCGCATCCTCTGTAGAGCCTCGATATCGCGCGTGTTTTTCTCCACCCGCGCATCGACGCCGGATAGCCATGCATAGCTCGCGCTACACGCTGCTATGATTGCCACTAGGCTAACGATAGGCAGCGTTAACCGACTGTGTGGCGAGTAGTGCCAATGCCTCGCCGTTGCCTCTGCTTCGTTGTGAGTGTTGTGATTCATCGCTTTATTGAAAAATTGTTATTGGGAAAACCCCGCCTCGTATCGGGCCATAGCCCGTTGCTCTTGCACACGCTCGTAAGCCGCCCGCGCCTGCCTCTGTTCAGCCTCATCAAACTCTGCGTCGAGTTGCTGACGTGCGAACGAAGCGGCGTTTGCGCTTAGCCGCTCGACCCCTGCCAGCGCACGGCCCACTGCGCCCAGACTGCGATTAGCCAACGCTTGTGAGACGGGCGCACTCACTAGCCCCGCGACGCGCGAGACAGGGGATAAGGCGGGGAAGAACTTTGCCGCGCCTGCCAGCAATTGTAGCGCGAACCACGCGACCACTCCAGCCACTACCCAGAACACCAGTCGCCGGTATTTTGCGGCCTGTGCCTGATACTTTAAGTCGCTCGCCTTGAGCTTATCGGTCGCCGCAGCGACTGCTTGTTCACTCTTTGTCAGCGCATCGGACAAACTCGCGGCCACACGGTCACGCTGTGCCAGCTCGCGTACACCTTGCTCGCGCTCGGCCTCCAACTCACTGCGCAACCTGTCTACAAGAACGCGCAACCGCGCATCCTCGCCCGCAGCTACTGCGCCGACTGCTTGCGCGAGCTGCGCATCCGCACGGGTGTTAAATTGTGCGGCGACGGCGACCTCGCGACTCGCGGGAGCAACCGCAATCGCGTGTCCGCTTGCCCTAACGTTAGCCTGTGCTTCTTTCACCAACGCCGTCTGTGCTTGCTCAAGCCGTCCCTCGGCCTTTTCCAGCGCGGCCACATTGTCGCGCGCGAACCAGTTCCACGGCAGCGCACGGCTGCCCCGCCCTGCCGAGCCGTTGTGACTCGCGCAACCCGAGAGCCACAACGTCCCCAACGCCAGCACTGCCAAGAGCAGCGCGACGCGAAACGCCGGATTATGTAGGGAAGCCCACGACATTTGAGGTGCGTGCGAAGGTTCGCCTTTTGCGTCATGACGAGCGGTCAGCGAGCCGCTCGCCAAGAAAAGGGGTCTGCGACCCCTCTTCATCGTAGGCTTTGGCCGCTTCGCGCAGCTCCTCCTCGGAGAGTTCCGGCGGCAGTTCCTCCGGCCCGTTAGGAGCCGCCGGAAACGGCATGCCGTTTGCCTCAGTCGGCGTGATGAAAGTGTTACCGCCAGCGGCCTCGCTGACAGTGCCTCTAACTGTTACCTCGACTTCATCGCCCACCTCGGGCGTTACCCCATCAATGGCGAGCGCGGCAGTCGGAATAGAAATATCGTTAAGATTCATGGTCTGAAAATTCTGTGTGTTGTGTTGAAAGTTTAGTGACAGGGCCCAGACCGGAGCCCTGCCGTGACGAGGCTCCAACGAGAGCCTCGCCAATAAAAACAGCCTTAGGCTGCCTGTTTGAAGGTGGCCTTACTGCGCAGCGTGATTCCCTTGGATTTATCTAACACCTTGGCCGCCCAGAACGCCTTCCAGCCCACAGTCATGAACTGATTGAGTGGGTTCATTGAGTCCGGCTTATCATTGATAATGATCGAGGGCTTAAACGGACTCTGCGTGCCGCTGAGCTTCGGAATGCCGTAGGCATCCTTGCCCAGCACATACGTCGAGTAGACGAAGCCGGTTTTGTTCACGTTGCCCGGCTGGAACACATTAGAGTGTGCCCCCTCCTGCTCGATTTCCTGCTTCGGGTTCGTGTGGCTGACGATACGCGCCCCCCAGACCATCCCGATTTCACCCTTAGCGATACGGCCCTCGTTCTGGTATTTAGCGGGGTCGAGCAAGTCGCTATCGCGAATCAAGTCTGCCTGCACCTGCGGACAGACGACTGCGACATAACCTGCACCCTGCGGCTTAGCCCGATTGATCTTAAGCTGCGTGACCGCGTCGAGGATGTCCTTGGCCGTGAGCTTACCCTCCTCATTAGACTTCACCTTAAGCGCGTCGAAGTTCGCGATGCCACTGGGATAACGCTTAGACAAGCCCTCGCTCGGATGAGTAAGCACCCCGCGCACCTTGTTATCTGCAAACAACGCGCAGTCCTCGCCCATTGTTTCGATAGACTGCTTGAGCGCGTCTAGCAGCGCAGTCATCGTAGCGACGTCGGTAATCTTGGCTGCCTCGCCGTATTGCTCTAGCGTCGCCTCAACGTAGGAGTAGCTGATTTCGCGGTAGTCGGAAATCGGCACGCCCTCGCTCAATTGCTTCACCTGCGAAGCATCGGCAGTGTTCGGCATGAACCAGCGGATGGTCTTGCTACCGGATTTTGCCGGAAGCTCCGCCTTCTTGCCGAACTGGTCGAGCACGAGCTCTTGCACCGCGTGTTCAAGAAGCTGTTTTGCGAAATAAGTCTGATAGGTATTTTGTAGTTTTGTAGAATCGATTGTAGCCATTTTTATCTAGTGGGAACCCACTCCTCCTGCGTTGAACGGCCTGTGTGTATTCATCTGCGCATTACGCAGAATCTACCTCACGTGCGAGTCGCATCAGCTCCTGTTCCTGCTCGACTAGGCTCAGCTCTTCAAAAGCCTTTGCCTGCCCGCGCGAGTTAGGAGCCCCACGACTGGGACTTGTAGCCGCTCGCAGTTTTGCGAGCTCCTGTTCGTATGCCTGCACTTTTGATTGCAATTCGGGGACAGCCCCCGCCTCCACCCGCAGCTTCGCAATGCGTGCTGCCTGCCGGATACCGTCAGGGAAGTAACTAAGCCGCCGCTCCTCCTGAAGCACCGCAGCCGTCGCCTTATACAACTCGCTCTCGCGATTGCGTAAGTCGGCGAAGTCCGCGTCCTGCTCCAAGCTACGCAAGTTCTCATTCCACGCGCTGATAAACGCCGGTGTTCCCGGGTCATTGCTGGACTGAGTCTGCACTTGCGGTTGCTGGAATTGCGGTTGTGGCTGCGGCACTTGCGCCGGTCGCTCCCTCAAGAGCTTGGCTTGCGCCCGTGCTAGCTCCGCCATCTTGAACTCACCCTCGCGCTCCCACTCTTCGGCAGCCTCCTCGTAACGCTCGGGAGTAAACCCCGTTTGCTGCGTTTCGGTCGGTTGCTGCTGTTGTGTGGATTGCGCGGGAGCCTGTCCGTTCGCTCGTTGCTGAAGTGCGACCTCCCTCGCAGCCAGTTCGGCTCGCTGCTTGGCGAGTTCGGCTTGGCTCTCCTGAAGCCTCTTCCAGTTCCGGTCGAACCGCTCTGCATTCTTCTTGGCTTTGCTGTAGTTACTCTCCTTGGGCTCCGTTTGCGGGGAGTCCGGTTTGCTGTCCTCGCCTTGCTCCCCTTGGTGCTCGGCGTTATCGGTTGATTGTGAGTCGGGAGGTTGCTCCCCCTCGACCTCATCGTTCGTGCCAGAGCCCCCGTCGGCAGGCTCCTTATTTATTTCGACGGTATCATTGCCCTCGTCGAGAGCCTGCGCAGCTTGGCGCAATTGCTCCTCCGAGAAATCAATATCCACGCTCGAATTGGTCGTATCTGTGTTGTTTGAGTCTAACGTGCCCATGACGTAATAGTTTTAGGATTCGTGGCTGAGTTGGTTACGCAGCTGCGCCGCGCCACGAACAGGCTCGGCTGCGAAAGTGTTATCGTCTCCCTCCGCCGATGACGGGCCGCCAACGAGCGGCCCGCCGAAAGGAGGGGTCTGCGACCCAGCAGAAAGTAATATGAGGCTCGCAATCGCCTCGCGGTAGCCAGTCGCCCGCCCCCGCGCATGGTCTACGCGCGTTTGCGCAGCGTCGCATGCAGTGCTTTTAAGCACCTCCTCGCTATGCCGCAGCCAAAGCAGGAGCGTTCGCCCCGTAGGAGTCCGCAGAAACGCCAGTAGTGCGCCACGGTCATCGCTGTCCCACTCGGGCGCATCGACAGGTGACACCCCCAACGCGATCTGCGGCTTCGGCCCCTCCGTGCAAAACGCACGAAGCAGCCGTATCAGAAAATTAATTACCTTATTAATCATAGCATCGCTCCTTCCATCCCTTGCGGCATTCCCGCCGCCTGTTGTTGCATCATCTGTTGCTGAACCTCCGGCGGGGGTTCTTGCCCGCCCATCACTTGTTGTTCCGACATCCCCTGCTGCATCGGCTGCGCCGCTTGCTCCTGCATCAGCGAAGCGACCGCACGCTGTAGCCGCTCGACCTTCACCTGATACTCCTTCGCGCCCTTCGGGTTACGCTGCCCCATCTGCTGCAAATGCGCTAGCGCGTGCTCCACAATTCGTTGCCAACCCACCGGCGAAATCTCCTCGGTCGTCGAAAGCACTAGCTCCACGCGACCCATGATTACGTCGATATGCGCCGCATCATCATCCGCCGGTTTCACCCGCGCGGGGAAACCCTTCTCAAGCGCGCACAACTCCATCGCTTGATCTTCTTGTTGATCCGCTGCCTGTGCTTGCGGGTCTACATACAACTCGCGAACAAGTGCCGCGTCATCCTCCTGCAAGACCGATTTCACCAACGGCCCCTGTGCGATAAACGGATGCCCATTGAGCATCTGAAACCTCGAAATCGCCCGCTGCATCCGCGCCGGTTTATTCCACGAATCCGGCGAACCATCCGGCTCGATTAAATAGTCATCGTGCAACGCCTCCTGCGGTGCAGTGTTCAATGCCTCCGCAAAATAATACTGCAAGTCACCCCGCGCATATTGCCGAAAAATTGCCCACGCGAACCGATACAGCTCACTCAAACGCTCGCGGAAAATCCGCGCGCGAAGGTCAGTGCTCATCCCCATCAAGTTTCCCACCGCGTTAATCTCGGTAGCCGTCCGCGAGTCGCGCATGCTACCCTGCTGCGTCATCCCAAAGTCCGGCATCGCCGTAAGCTGCTCCGCAGCCGCCCGCGTCTGCTGCATCTCCATGTCGAACGAAATGGCGGGACTCGGCATCTCCACCGCGCGCAAGTTCTTCCCGATAATCGCCCCAGGCACTAACTTGATATTGTTGAGATTCACCGCCTCGCCCTCGTGTGTGAAAATCGGACGATTAAAAAACGCCATCGAGTCGCTCTTCTCATTCCATGTGCGGCTCATGTAGCTCTCAAACATCGCTACCCGCTCAGGGATACCCCGCGACGCATAAAACCCCTTGTCCTTCACCTCCATCGGCAACTCCACCACCGGTAAGAACGCCCGTCCGCCAATCTCATACGGACACGCGAAATCCGGCTTCACCGGCTCCTGCGGCCTCGCGGGCGAGTAAGTGTAGACCCGCCACTCTTCGCGCCCCGTCTCTTCATTGCGACCCCGTACCCACGACTCCCAAATCACAATCTGCTCGTCGCTCGCACCACGCGTTAACCCCTCGCGAGAATACTTCTCCTCCACCTTTCCCGCCTCATCCGGCGCACGCCCCGTTAGCGACTTCACGAACTCCGCGCCCTGTCTAAAGTCGCTGCGCCGCGCATACGCCTCCGGCGTAAAGTGCAGCACAAACGTTACCCGATCCGCCTCGCTCAACTCCCGCGTCCCGCTCGGCACGATGCAGAACACAGGGTCAATCGCGTCAAACTCCAGACGCCCCGCATGCGCATTCCACCCCACACGCAACACCGCGTTTCCCGCCGTCAACATATTGTCGATAGCACTCAAACTCTCGCGGAAAAAGTTCGTGTGCTGCACCATCTGATAGTGAAACCACCGCGCAGCGGCTTGGGTTACGTCCGCCGTCTGCGACCGCTTCGCCACAAACGCCGCGAGCTGCTCCGAGCCCCAAATCTGCGCGAAATAAAACGGCTTCAGCTTATCAATTAACCCGTCGATAAGCGGGTAGTGCAGATCCGCCGCACCCGGAAACGGCTTGTTCTTCCGCCGCAACCCATGATGCCGCATCTCGTAGTAAAGACGCTGCCGCTCCTCCCACGTCTTGCGGTCGGCCAAGTCGGCAATCGTCTGTTCGTAAAGCTTCTTGCTCATGTTAAAGTCGGTAAAATTGGTTGAAAGTTTCGTTTTCCTTTAGGGTTGCGTGACGTGCGACCAACGGGAGCGCGCATGAAGATCGCCACTAGTGGCCCGCATCGATTCCTGCTAGCCCCGCACCCGCGAAGCTCCCGTTTTGCTCCTCTTCAAATTGTTCAAAGACGGTCATACTCCGCCCCGCCTGCTGCACCCGTAGCCCCCTCACCGGCTGCATAAGCTCCACCACCACATCCGCTCTGTCCGGCGAATCCACACCCCGCTTACGCATCTCATCCTTCGACTCGATACCCAGCCGCCCATTCCGAAACACCGGCTTCCGAGTGCTCAGCTGCGCAGCCAGTTGCTCGTCCCTCGGCAGCACAAACTCCCGCCGCTCAATCGCCGCCGCTGCCTCCCACCACGCCTCCGCAGCTAAGTTCACATACGCCCCCTCATCGCGCGGCTTCGACCCATTATCCACCCGCGTAAGCTCCCAGCCAAGCTCGGCGAGCCTATCAATCATTACCCGCCCAAGTCCGCTGTTATCGCCATGAATCTTCCACGCCTCTTCGGGAGTCAGCCCCGCCTTCTTAAACTCTAAAATAAACTGCCCACACGCACGCATCGTGTCGCTCTCACGCCAGCACGCCCGCAGCTCGATTACCTTACCCTTACGCGCCCCAAACACATTCTCGTCCCCACCCGCCGCGAAATCGCACATGTATTTCTCTGTAGTGTCGCCCCCAATACTAAACGAAGTCGCCGCACTCGGAGGCTGCGTGAGCAGAGCATCCACATCCCCACGCCTCATCACAGTCGCCCCCTCGCTCTCCATAAACTGCGCAAACACCTTCGACTGCACCAACGGGTCCGCCACCCCACGCTGCTCGATTAGCAGCACATTCTTCGCGTGATCCGCGTGCGGACACTCACTCGCCAGAGCGTGAATCGTCACATACGCCGACGCCTTCCCCATATGCGAGCTGTGAAACTCACCCTCCGCCTCACCACACGAACTCAAGAGCACCAACCGCTGAAACGTGCACCGCTCAATAGCATCGAAAATCGTGCGCGGGATAGATTTCGCCTCGTCTACGATAATCATCAGCGGCCCAAGCTCGCCCTTCTCATCAGCGTAAAATTCATTCGGGTTGCCGTGCCAGCCCTCGAAACGCCCGCCCTCGTCGGTCGAAAACCCAATGCAACGCGAACCATTCGGCGCAGTGATTAACGTGTCCTGAAACTCCCACCCGATGAACCGCGACCGCTGCATCTTTAACGCAGCAAACACCTGCTCGCGCAACTGACGCTGAACGCCACTTGTGACCACAATCTGGCTATTTGGAAACACGCACATATGCGCGAATACCATCGACGGGATTAACACCTTCGTCTTCCCCGCACCATTCGCCGTGCGAATCGATACCCGACTCCCGTGCTTATCGACCGCCTCCAACGCCCGACGCTGCCAATCCGGCGCACCATTCACACGATACAGCACCTTCCCCGCGCTGTCCTTGACGTCGAAATCCTCGCTCACCCGCGTTCCATCATACACCGGCAACCCCAGCGTCCCACATGCAAACCCATAAAACGACGAAAGCCAACGCCGCTGATCCGCCGTAAGCTCGCCTAGCGCAATCTTCCGCTTCTGCGCCGCTGCCTGTCTTATCTGGGCCTCCGTCATTACGCAGCCCTCCCTTCCCTCTGCGTATCCGCATCCCAACGACGAGCAACCTTGTAAGCCGTAATCGCCTCCGGCTCCAACGCTACACCCACATGGCTAACATTGATATTCTGCGTCGTCGTTAGCTCCCCAGAGAGCTTCACACCCAACCGATTCAACAACGCCGCTAGCAACGTGTCCGTCTGATTGATCATCTTCACCAACTGCCCCTCACGACGCTCATCATACCCCGTCCGCTCCTCCGGCGTCTTCGCACGCAACTCCATCAACTCATGATGCAACGAAACCGATAACTCCCACTTGCGCCTCACCAACTGATCCCCATTCGCCGCAACCTGTTGCGCCACAACATTTACAAAACGTAAAACCGGTGCCTTTTTTAGCATTTTCGACGCCCCAGTCTCATTCACCCCAGACAACCGCGCCGCCGCCTTCGCACTCCCCGTTTTCAAATACGCTAGCACAAACCCACGCTGCTTCGCCGTTAACTCCGAGAGCCCATGCGGCAACGTCTCCACACCCACACCACGAAACGCCTCCGCTACAAGCGGCAACTCCAGTTGCGCACTAGGGGCAGGGGAACCCTCAACATCATAGTTATCAGCGAGCCTCACGCCCACTAATCAGACAAACCCCACACCGCAACACACGCTTCAGCTACTCACATCTCCTCACCAATTCCCTAACGCACTACAGATAAAAAGCTTACACCTAAAAAAAACTTTCCCATTGCGCGATACACAAACCCTAGACGGCGAGGCAACGACTCCCCGCACAATAAATCGGTCTACGACCGTGGCAGCAGACACTGACCGCACGCCTCACCCCATCGCCTCCCAATCCACGACCTTCAAGTTAGGCACACGCGAAAACTCATCCACATTATGCGTCACCACCACTGCATCTAAAGCCAACGCATGCCCCGCAATTAAGTAGTCCAACTCTCCAATCGGCTGCGCATTCGGTTTCAAATTCTCCAAGTAAGCACGCACCTTCGCTGCCCAACTCGCCGCACGCTCATCAAACGGCTCAACATCGGCGATATGCTCGCGCAGCCGCACTAGCCGCTCTCGAAATACCGGCTCATCCGGCCTCTTATACGCGCCATACTCTAGCTCAGCCCACACTACCGACGACAAACGCAACTGCGACTTGTGCCGATGCATTAGCTCCACAAGTCGCTGCTTACGCTTCCGGCCAAACGCCGAAGCCGCATTCGTATCCAAAAAATAAATATCAGAGTCGTCCATTTTAGAAACGCGGCACCGGCTCACTATCAGACTTCGTTGGCCCTAGCTTTACCAACTCATCCCACGCCTGCATCCGCTTCTGAAACGCCGCCTCACGCACCTCCTCATTGTAGAGGATAATGTCCCCATTGCGGTTCGTTTCGATAAACAACTCCCGACTCGACGGCTTCAGCGCAGCAGGTAGCCGCACCGCCCAAGAGTTCCCATCCTTAAAGACCTTTGCAGCAACCTTCATAATGTCCTGATATGTAGGGACGCTTCCCTACCTGTCAACCACGCACCACGCAAAAACCACACACCACCCGTCAGCGGCTACATCGGACGTGTCGCCAACGAGCGACACGCCAAATTGGCAGCGGTCACTGACCGCTGCGAGCCCGCTTTAGCGGGTCAGGGAAAACCAGCACATGAAAAGAAGCCCCCCACCGCGTGGGGGGTTTGGGGGGTATTTCTCTTCTCTTCTCTTCTGCTAAATTCGCACAAAAAAAAGCCCCCGAAACTCTAAATTGTGAATAACTCTACTCCCGCAGCTCCTCCACCGCGCTAAACGCAGTTCCATTGGCAGCCCCAGCAGCAGACACCCCGTCCACCCCAAAGCCATTGCCGAGCGCAGACGCATCATCATGATGCGCACAGTTCGACGCCGCAGTCCGACCCCGCGACACTATCCCGTATACCTTGCCATTATAGTCGCACAGTTTGACGAGGTCACACTCCACCACACGGTGCAGCATAGCCTCGACCTCCATTGCGCTAACCTTGCCTAGGCTTAGCGGATACAGGCTCGCGCGCAGAATATTCGGCGCAGCATCGAAACGACCCTCGTCGTCAGCCCATGTTAAAAAAAATTCCATTACGCGGCCTCCTCTTCGCACCTCAGCGCGTCCAGTTTTTTTAGCTCGCGTAGCAACTGCTCCCGCCGCGCAAACAACACATCATAACGCAGCTTCTTTTCGCCCGTGGGCGTCATCTTATACGCACTGCCCCCCGGCCGCAAAATCTCATCAAGCTCGCGCTCCACCTCGCTTTTCTCAGCAAGAAACTCCCGCCGCACCCGCTCCGGCGAACGATTCCGCGAAACCTTTTTCGCCACAACTTCCGGCTCAAAAACCTGCCGCACTTCAGTCGCCGCAGCGGCCTGCGCCACCGCCCCATCCAACCCAAGCGCCAACTCCATCTCCGCATCCGGTTCCGGCGGATGCTCCGCCCTCGGATATTTCATCCTCTGGTCAAAACCCACCACCCGCCCAAACCCCTTCCCCTTTACAGTATACAACTTCACTAACCCCAGCTCGTGACACCGCATCAACATCTCGCGCACAGAACTCGCCGGAACCTTCCGCATATCATACGGATGATACAACCCCCCGCGTAAAATCTCTACGTCCGCTTCAAACCGCCCGTAGTCATCCACCCAATGCAGCAGCACATTGTAAAAATAACGCTCGTGCCAACGCAGCTGGATAAACTGCGCACTCTTGAAAATCGCACCCCGAATTAATCTATCGCGCAACCCACTCACGCCACACCTCCCTCCGCGATTTCCTCTAGTGCAGTATCCAACATCGCCGCCTGCATCGCCCCACTCGGCCCCAAGTGATAATGCACGCTCCAATGCGTCATCCCCGTTTCCCTCGCAATCGCACACGTCGATAACCCCTCCGCGTGCAACCGCGCCACCTCCCGCAATTGTGCATACGAGTAACGCCGCATCGGCATCGGTTTCTTCCCCACCGGCAACGCCCACGATTGCAACAACCGACAAGCCCGCCGCCGCGCACTCACAAAATTCTCCGCCCCCTCAAACGCCTCTTTTCCGCCCCGCGTGCCGATTTGCTCCGCCTCGAAATCCGAAAGGAACGAGTAAGAACACTCCACCATTAGCCGCAACAACCTAATGGCTTCAGCTTCGCCCCGCTCGATAGCCGATGCACGACTAGCTCCCGCCGCATCCGTTACCGCATGCACGTTACTCGACAGTGACGCAGAACCCTGCGACGCCGAAGGACGAGTCGCCAACGAGCGACTCGCCAAACTGGAAGCAGTCACTGACTGCCTCACCGCCCCCCTCCTTCCCTGTGTTGAAACCGCAACTCAAACGCATCCCCCTCATGCCGTATCGGCGCAATCATCAACCGCGCACGATACCCCTCCCCATAAAGCTGCGACCCCGTCAGCTCCCAAAGCTCCGCAAACCCCAAGATAGAATTAGCCAAGTCACGCGCATCCATCCACCCACTGCGCGGCCCGCTACCCTGATACGTAACGACTAAATCCGCACCTGCACTCATCGCACACCTCCCGCCTTTGAGTCATCGGCCACTTTTGAACGCCCCTCCGGTAATTCACATTTCGTCACACGCAAAAACCGCGTCCACCCCACCTGCACCCCATGCTTCTCAAATTTCCGCGCCGCCAACTCACCCTCAATAAACACCACCCGCCCACGCACAAGCCGCCCACGCACCCTTTCAATTAACTCGGGATTGGAAATTTCACAGTGCCACGACACCAACGACGGACGACCATCGGGAGCACGCCCATTAGAAAAGTCTGCGACTCCCCGCTCCCCGTCCGATTGCCCAATCGCCGCCTCAAACACCATACGCTCCACCCCCTCCGGAGTGTAAGCACTCGCCCCGTCGCCAAAAAGAAACCCACTCGCTAGCACCCGATTAATCATGCCGCACCCCCTTGCGGGAGCCCCGCGTTAGCCGATTCATCGTCGAGCGTTTTCCATAACAGCACATTCGCCGCATGCGCCACACGCCAACCACGCCGCCGCATAAACTTCACGAGCGAAGGACGCTCCGTTGGGCTAATCATAAGCCGCACCCCACGCCCCTCTAACTCCCGCTCCACCGCAGCGGTAACAAGGCTGCACGCCGTAAGCGCAGTTTTCGGCCCAAGCCCCGGCGCAGCAGTCAACCAAGTCACCCCCCCAAACTTATTATCCTGATACCCAAACGCCACCGCAACCTCGCGCACCGAGCGACGAACCCTAAACGGCTCCGACTTAGCATACTCATAAGCAACGAAACCCACGAAAGGAAGAGTCCACTGCGGCAACACCTCTCGCCCATGCGCACGCAACCACCCCGCAAACACAGGATAGTCCCACTGAGCGACGAATGGACGCACGAGTAACTTAGCCGTGGCCTCACTCATTTGAGCAACCTCCCTCTTTCTCGGCCTCATCCGCCGAAGCACGAGCCGACAACGTCGGCTCGCCAGAATGGCTGCAGACACTGTCCGCCCGCACCGCGATCCGCTCATCCAACGCCGCCACTAAATCCTCCAACTCCTCCCCACAGCGAAAAGTTGAACCCGCCGACGGCTCAGCCAAGCCCGCACTCGGGACAGCAGTGTCTACCGCCACTGGTGCCTCAGCCACCGCCGAGTTCAACTTTTCGCTCTGTTTGCTTTCGGTATCCATTTTAGTATTACGTCGTTAAAAATTTCGTTTTATTTTTCCGCTACCCCGACGTGCGCCCCAACGAGCGGCTTCGCCACACTGGCTCTAGTCACTGACTACAGCCCAAACCTCCTCAGCTCACTCGGCGGGATCCGCCCATTCTTCTTCTTCACCTTCCCCTTCAAAACCCACAACCGCACCGTATCGCGCGACACCCCGATACGCTCCGCAAACTCCTTCGCAGTAAACGTCCGCGACGGCACACTCGCCGCACCCGCCAACGCCTCGCGCCGCTCCTCATCCAGCTTACGCTCAATACGACGCAGCCGCTCCGACACCGCCGTCAACTCATCAACGATTAACTGCCAACCCACGTTCGTAGTAGTTTGTCCACTCATGCCGCACCTCCCCTCGACATGCGAGCAACGCGAGCATGCCCATAAGACCGGTCGAACGACCGAGCCAGTTCCACCCGAGCAAACGCCCGCTGAACATGCGCACGCCGCAAAGCAGGCGACACACACTCCGAAACCCATTTCACCGCCCACCGCAGACGAGGCACCAACGAGTGCCTCGCCAATAAAAAGAGTCTGCGACTCGGCCTGCACACGTAACGCTTAAAAACCCACCGCAACGCCAGCCCCGGCCGCTTGCGCAACGTAAACAAAAACCCACGCCACCGACTCGGCTCGCAATCACGCCACGTCAAAACTCTAGGGGTAGTTTTAATATTCATAACTCTGTCCTTTCCTAGTTTGATTTAGTTTTTCAAACCTTTTTTTTTATTTTAAAATCTTATCAAACCAATGAGGGTATCTTTTCAAATTTGACACAAAGCCTTAAAAGACAGAACCTTGCGCCTGCCATGAGTCGCCAAGGAATGCTCGCTGATGATAAAGCCGTCGTAGGAGTTGTGATCCCAAAAGAGGTTAAAGAACGGCTCCGCGTGCTCGCCGCATCCGAAGACCGCAGCCTCAGCAACTTTATTGCTCGCATCCTCAGCCAATACGCCGACCAGCACGCCCCCGCGACCGCGCCGCAGCCCGCCAGTGCGAAAAAGAAGAGTGCGAAAAAGTAATCACTCATTTCGCCACCCCCTCCCCCTTCTTAAAATTCTGCGCCACCGCCAAGGCTGGCGCACTTGCCACCAAAGCTTCCCCCGCCTCATCACGCCCCAACACCAACACCCCAGCCTCCTTGAGCCCATCGACCAAGTCGCCAAAATCCTCGGCCAGATTATCCAACCTCCACTCCATCGACGCACGACTAAGCCGCTCCGAGTCCAACGCACTGCGCAACTCGCACACCTCCTCCTTGTAAGCGGCCAACCCCTCGCGTGCGCTCCCCAGATCACTGCGCGCCTCCGCTACACCAGACTGCGCACGCGTCAACTCACATAATATCGCGCCCAAAACCTGACGAATCGCCCCCGGCTGCTCCTCAAACTCGCCTAGCAGCTCCCGCACATCGACTAGCCCACTCATTTCGCCACCTCGCTTTCTTGATTTTGGGCTTCCTCTTCCACTTCGGCCACCGCCCGCTCGACTGCTGCCAGCACCTTCTTAAGCGCGCGATCTACCGGATTCCCTGACTGCGGAGCCGTGGGCTCCGTGGTTTTCCGCGACCGCTTCACATACCTCCGCCGCTCGACTACAGGCTCGGCAAAAACAAGCTCCACCGCCGAGACCGCCTCCGGCCCCAGCTCCCTCGTCGCCGCCTCATAAAAATCCGCCCTGATCATAGCCTGCACCCGCCGCGCGAGCCGCCTATTCACCTCGTTCGTCGAACGGGCTAGGCTCTCCAATACACTACTGATCGACTCCCAAGCTACCGGTAACTCTGGCAATTGGTTGTTTTTCATAACGTCATCATGAGTATTAAAAAAAAATCATATGCAAGACTTTTGTTGCGTTATTTTTCAGCATGATTTCTCACTATAACCGTGAGCAAATTCTCCGACACCCTCTCTACCGCGCTGGAAAAGTCTGGCGTCTCGCTGCGCCAAGTCAGCCGCGACCTCGGCATAAACATCTCCGCACTCAGCAAAATGGCCTCTGGGACGATTGCTCCCTCAGTGACCGCGCTGCGCAAACTCTGCGGCCACCTCCATCCCGATTTTTACTACGCGCTAACTCGCGACTACGGCCCCGACCTCCTAATCGCCTACCTACGCGACTGCGCAGACGAAAGCGGCCTTGATACCCGCAACCTCCAAATCAGCCTCTCGGATACCGACACCCTCCAACGCTTCGCCCAGTTCCCCCCCGCGCACGTTGAGCGAGCCTATACCCTCACCGAACTGGCCCAACACGACGCCGACTTCGACGCAGTCCTAGAGTCCCTAGAGCCTGTCGCTCTGCGCCACCTCGCTAAGCTCGCCGACACCCAACAAGAAGCGTTGCGCACGAATACCGCGCCCCCTAAGCAGGCCACCGCCCCTCATCGACTTGATTAGAGCGAGCAACCGCCGCAGCGACCTTTTTATTAAACTCGGATACAGAACTCATGGCGATTTATGATTAGCGGATAGCCCTCCATAGCTTACGATGAAGCTTAGGCTCCAACCCCGCGAGCTTTTCGAACCTCTCGAAATCTTTGGTCGCCGCGTAGGCTGCACTATCGACCCATAGCCAAGTCAACTGCTCCTCCAACTCGTGAGGGACTGCTCCCTTACCCCGCTTGGCCAAACGGCAAATCCACACCTGAGCTCCCCAGCATATTAAGCCAAACAACACCCAAGCCCAAATCCCCAACGGAGCACTTAGCCCCCCCGCCCCCAGTATCATTGCGCCGAAGACAAGCCAATTCACCTTCGCAGCGATCCTCGGAGAGTCCTCTACCGCCTCCGCGCGCAACTGCTCAACTAAAGCCCTAACCGCCTTCCGTGCCATATCATAGGCTTGTCCCTCGCTCCTTACTCCAGACGCTTTTATATCCTCCTCATCGGGCACCACCCAAGGCAAGTCCGGCCTCTCTGGTGTATGTGAGTATGCAATATGAATGCCTTGGGCTGCATTCTCCTCTCGCAGTTTCTGCCTGCGCTCCTCCTCACGAACCCTCCGCTCCCGTGCCCTTTTTAGAGATTCCTCAATCTCACGCTGCTCGCTCTCTGCCTCGATAGTGTGCTGAAACTCACGGTCGAACCCCTCATTAATGAGCCGAGTCATCGCCTCAATCTTGGGAATATCATCCCTATGCACGACCATTACTCCCTGGTCATCATCATCCTCGACTCGTGCCCGACCGGCTTCCCTGTATCTGTGCTCCTCACGTTGCTTCGCTTGGTCTAAAACCTCCTGAAGCGACCTAGGGTTTTCGGTTTCCGCTTCGGCTGTTGCCTTTGGCTGCGCACTCTGTGGCCTCTTAAATTGCGAGCGAGCAGGCCTTCCCTCCTCAATCCGCTCGGCCCTCTTCTCGAAGCCCTCCAGAGCCCGAGCCGCATCACGCCGTGCACTCTCTTTCATCTCCTGCATCAACCGTGTCGCATCATCCATAGGGGTAGGGGTATTCATCCCCGTATCCTCGTCAGTCAATGCCTCGCCCTGCAATGGCTGATTTTGTGACACAGCGGGCCGCTCGTGCGGCCATTTTCGGCTCACTACCCAGACAATCGCAAACGCGATAACAAAGAGCCCTAACCCCGCGAAAACCGCCTCTGTGATACTGCGAGCAACACCATAGTGCACTTGGCCCATTACGCTCAAACGCCCCGTCAAATCCCCAACAAGGTAGTGAGAAAGCAT